TAATGTAAGAAAGTAAGGTAAAAATAATAATAATAAGGGCTGGGGCGATTTTTCTTACGGGTTACGCGGTGCATCTGCGAGAGGGCGTCTTTGCTGACCAAACCCTGAAAAAAACCTTACAACCCTTACGACCCTTACAAAGCGCAGAAATGCGTGGGTTAAAAACTTACAATAGGGCCAACTTTTCTTACGTTACGTTGCTTTCCTTACAATAGCTCGCCCGTTCGCTCGCTCGCTCGTTCGCTCGCTCTACTTACTATCATAAAACCGCTTGACTTAGGCACAAAAAAGCCCCATGCACTTTGTGCATGGGGTTCGGTGCGAGGTTTCTAACTTTGTTAGGTTATGCGGGTTCAAAGTCTGAGGCCGATACGATTTCAGTTGCAACCCAAGCCACGCCATTTTCTTTGGCCCAGTTGAACGCCGTGATGCCGTAATCGACTGCAGCGTTGAACGAGGGGAAGGGGCCTTCCACATGCGTTGCTAGGGCGTTGTCATCCTCGCTATCAAAGAACAGCATGTAGCAGCTATCGTTGTTATCGTTTGCAATGTGCATGATATTCGCTTTCTAACTTTGTTAGGTCGGGGAGGCTTGCGCCTCCCCTCCCCGATTAATCGACTAGGTTGAACTGTGTAAGGTCGATGCCAAGTATCTCAAGGCTCTTGCCGATAAAGAACGTAGCATCAAGGGTTACCTCCGTTGGGTTCTCGTCTGCCTTGCCTGCCTTATATAACTTTGTTAGCTCGGTGACAAAGCGGTCGTGAATATCCCGTGGCGCATTAGCACCAGCACCCTTCTTGACTTCAGGCTTCACATACTTAAGCACGTCAGACCAAGGCTTATACTCATTATACTTAGGGTTCTTGGCCTTCTTCTCCTTGGCTAGCTCAAGCACTAGAGCCTTCTCTGCTCGGATAGCTTCCCGCACCTTGGCTTCATTACCAGACAGCGGACCCTTCATTGGGATAAGCCACCAGCCCTCGCCTAGCTGCTCGGTAAGGCTTTCGGCATATTCGCGCAGCTTACCATATGTAGACTCGGTAGCCTTCATGTAGGCATTGCGTGCTGCTGTTACTGATACTGTGTTAGTCATAATCGTTTGCTCCTATTGTGTGGTATCGGAAAGCGTTGTTGCCCTCTCGATGATTAACTTGTCTCACAATTTAATCGGGATTGCAAACAAATAATGCACAAAAGCACCTAACAAGGTGAGATTTATCGCATAGGGGAGGGTATAGCGGAACATAAACGGAACAAACCCACCGCCCCCCGACCCCCCAAGCTGCAGAGAAAAAGTAGCGGCCCCCCTATACATAATAATATGCTCAAAATACCACCGCATTTTAAAAAAACCTGTCACTACCCCAAATACCCCATTTGGGGTAAGGCCCCCCATCATCATTTCAAATCAAGACCCCCCACCCCCTATTTTTTCTGGCCAGTATCCGTCTTGCCCGCACATAGAAACACCCCCCGTCTATGGTACCTTGACACCCAAAACACCCGTGATACTATTCCGTACCGCATTTGCCATGCGGTGCCCTTGGGTGGGGTGGCGTTCCCCTCAGTTCCGTCACCCCCCTTTTCCCCTTTACATTGTTGTACCTAGCCTGTTACACGCACGGCTTCACTGCTTCCCTCAAACCGGATGCTGCACACATGCCCGTTATTAAAGTAGAACCTTCCAACGCATATCCGGTGCCTTACGACACCGTCGAAGAGAAACCCACGTCGCTTCTTGAAGAGATTGCGTTAGCGGGGAACACTGCAGAACTCCTTGTTAACATGGGTGCGCCGCTAGAGTTGGATGAGAACACCGCTAAGGAAGCTAAGAAGCTTGCCGACATGGTACAGAAGCGGGAAACCAAGAACCTCAATCAGGTCACAACTGCATTTGGTGCGGCCCAGTTCCTGCGTGCCTATGGCCAACAGTTGGCACTAGATGCAAACCAAGTGCGGGCTGCAATTACGTTCAAGCTCATGGAGCTAGCGAACTACGGTGACCCTAAGGTGGAACTAAAAGCCCTCGAATTGCTGGGTAAGCACTCGGATATCGGGCTATTCACCAACAAGTCCGAGATTACGATCAACTATAAAGACCCGACAGAGCTGGAGAATGCGATTAAGGAGCGCGTCAAGCGCCTACTAAACGCAGATGTCATCGACATCACGCCCCTCGGACAGACTATCGAGGAAGAATTGGCGCACTTCGACCACAACGAGGTCGAAGAGGCGGAGGATGAGGAGCAAACAGATGAAGATTAATCAATGTTTTGTGCGTGGGTTTGCAGGCGGTCTTATGGGTGACGACGCCGATAAGCTGTGTATGCCACTCACCATCGTTGGAGACGAGAACTCAATCACGCTGACCAAGGGTGAGGGCTTTGATGAGTGGTTGGCAGATGACACCAAGATTGTCCTGCACGACGATACGGAGACTACCTACACTGCCCAGAACCAAGAGATGCTGCGTCGGATTGTGTTGGGGTGGCTGCATGGGGAAGAGTTTAACCCCTGATGAACATAACACTCAAAGATATACCCAAAATCCTGCCGAAGCTGAGCTTGCCGGAGCAGGAGAAGCTGCTTGCGGAGTTGGAGAAGCTACACGAGCTGAAGTCCAAGAAGGTTGCGCAAGATAAGTTCCTTGGGTTCGTCAAGGAAGTCTGGCCGTCATTCATAGGGGGACGACACCATGCAAAAATGGCAGACGCGTTTGAACGGGTTGCTCGTGGTGAGTGCAAACGGCTCATTATTAATATGCCACCGCGACACACTAAGTCGGAGTTCGCCTCTTACTTGTTACCTGCATGGTTCCTCGGGAAGTTCCCCCATAAGAAGATCATTCAGTGCTCGCACACAGCAGAGCTAGCCGTAGGCTTCGGTCGTAAGGTAAGAAACCTTGTAGATACAGAGGTTTACCACAACATTTTCCCCGACCTTGTTCTGGCCTCGGACTCGAAAGCAGCAGGCCGCTGGAACACATCCAAGGGCGGGGACTATTTCGCTATTGGTATCGGTGGTGCTGTGACTGGTAAAGGTGCTGACGTGCTCATCATCGACGATCCGCACTCCGAGCAGGAAGCTGCTATCGCAGAAGTTAACCCAGATATCTACGACAAGACCTACGAGTGGTACACCTCAGGGCCGCGTCAGCGTCTCCAGCCGGGTGGAGCCATCGTCGTGGTGATGACGCGGTGGTCGAAGCGTGACCTGACCGGGCAGATAATTAAAGACGCCGTTGCCAACGAGTCCATCGGTGAGTGGGAAGTCATTGAATTTCCAGCAATTCTTCCGTCTGAGAAACCACTGTGGCCTGAGTTCTGGGAATTAAGCGAGCTTGAGAAAGTTAAGCGCGACGTCCCTAACTCCAAGTGGATGGCGCAGTATCAGCAGAACCCCATCTCCGAGTCGGCTGCTATCGTCAAGCGTGAGTGGTGGATGGAGTGGGAGAGCGACAACCCGCCAAGCTGTGACTTTATCTTACAAAGCTGGGATACGGCCTTCGAGAAGACACAACGTGCCGACTATTCGGCGTGTACAACTTGGGGTGTGTTCTACCACCCTGACGACAATGGTGAGACGCAGGCTAACATTATCCTCCTGAATGCCTTCCGTGACCGCATGGAGTTCCCCGAGCTTAAGCGTGTGGCCATAGATGAGTATAAAGAGTGGCAGCCAGACGGCGTCATCATCGAGAAAAAGGCGTCAGGTGCGCCGCTCATCTACGAGATGCGGGCCATGGGCATACCGGTGCAAGAGTTCACCCCGACACGGGGTAATGACAAGATAAGCCGACTCAACGGGATCGCTGATATCTTTGCGTCTGGTAGAGTATGGGCACCAGCGACGCGCTGGGCCGAGGAAGTCATTGATGAAGTTGCAGAATTTCCCGCAGGTTCCAACGATGACTATGTCGATACGGTGTCTATGGCACTACATAGGTTCAGGCGCGGAGGTTATATCACTACTACGCTAGACGAACCGGACGAAATCCAGTATTTCAAGTCAAACCGCAATCAAGGATATTACTAATGGTCAAGGCTTTATTCCCAATCGGTAAGACACAATGGTCAAAATGGTCTGATGACCAGCGCACAGCCTTCAACGAAGCACGTGCAGCAGGCGTAGAATACGCCGATGCCGTAGCAGGTGCGAACGAGACGCAGACTAAAAAGAAAAAGAGCGTATTCGACATCCTCGGAGACGTAGCGGAAACCGCAGTTCGCGTAGGTGAAGTGGCGGCATCTGCTTCTCCGGCACTCGCAGTGGCTAAGACTTTGGTTAAAAAGGTTAAATAAATGGA